CCCCCGGATAAATTCTGGGCTGAACACGTCCAGGCTGCAAAAGCTGTATTCCCGCTTGGGGGTGTTGGCGTAGCCGTAGTATTTCCGAATGATGTTGCTTCTGATTGCCGAAACGGCGTAACTGGGAAACGGTATCCCCTTTGGGAGCCCCCATTGCATGACCTGATCTGCAACCTCTACCAGCGTTTCATAGGCGCAGGAAACGGCCTCGTCCCGGCCTATGGGGATGCCCTCACACGGCATGGCGGCATACTTCCAGGCCGCCCATTTGGCAATGTCCATAGTGTCCACAATGGCCGCATTTCGCTCCGCCAGCGTGGAAAACGGCTTATAGCGGTCCTCAGCCAAATAGCGCTCCATCTCTGCCTTTGCGGCGCTGTACTCCGGGAAAGCCTCATCCGGCTCCACCCCCAGGGCCTCCGCTACGGCCTCGGCGGTTTCGCTCTTGATGCGATTGACCGTTTTGCCTTTGCTGGGCTGTCCGGCTCTCTCCACGCCGTTGTAGTTGAACGTATAGCCCCGGCGGCGCAGCTCCTCCGCAAAGGCCCGGCGGCCCGGAAAGCCAGCCGCTTTGCGGAGTGCCCGGAGCCGCTGAACGTCTACGGGCACAGTGAAAGTCCCAAGTTTCAATCCTCTACTCATATTCAATTCTCCCCTCTTGCACCACGGCGGCCCTTTGTGGTACAATGAGGGCGCACGGGTGCTGTGATTGACTGTCGTGGCGTTTGTGCATTGCTCTCCCGGTGTTAGCAGCGCCGGGGAGCCTCTGGCGGTTTGGTCTGTTAGCAGCAGCCCAAACCGCTATTTTTATTGAGTTTTATTGACCACCCTGGGGCGGGTGTCACACAGGAACACTGGTACACGGATTTATAAAGAGTTTCACATTTAGAGAGATTAGAGAAAATGAAAACGCTCTAAACTCTCAAAATCCTCTATTTTCGGATGACTTGTTATAAAAAAAGTGTTCCAGTGTTCCACTTATCGCTTGACACGAACAAAAGACCTCTGCCGCCCGTAGGGACTACTGGGGGACGTTTTCCCCCTTTTCTCCCATCCGGGCAGGGCGGCAAGGATGGCGTTGATGCGCCGGGCGTCCGCCTGGGTCATATCCTCCAGGCGCTTGCCCAGAGCCTCCACCCACACCTCCTGGGCACAGATGCGCTCCCGCTCGTGGGTTTCCGGCTCCGTGCCCTGGACATTGCCGTCCCAATAGATGGCCCGCCGGTCAATGGGCCATTCGTCCCAATCCACGGGGACCGGCTCTTCCACAAAGTCCTGGATGACGCCCTCCCAGGGGTCCGTCTCCCGGTAGGCCTCCTGCTCCTGCTTGGCCGCCTGCTGGAGCTCATAGGTTTCCAGGTAAAGCGGCTCTCCGCCCTTGTCCAGGGCCACGGCCTCCGCCCAGATTTGGTCCCGCTCGTTGGGCAGGTCCTCCCATACATCTCTCATGCGCTCAATAACATCCGTGCGGACCGGCCAGAAACGCCGCCCGCCGGTGATGTCCTTGAGGAAAGCGTCAGAGTTCGTGGTGCCGAACATGACGCATTGCCGGGGGTACTCCTGCACATAATGGCCATAGGCGGGGCGGTAGCGGTCGGCGGTCTTGCTCAAAAAGGCCTTGACGGCGGTGACCTCGGAGCGGCGCATGGCCTCCAGCTCCGACACCTCCATAATCCACACGCCCTGGAGGCTCTCCATGGCCTCCTTGCCCTCAAAGGTGCGGAGGCTGTCCGAATACCAGGGCTCACCCATGAGGCGCAGGAGAGAGGATTTATAGCCGCCCTGGGGGCCGGTCAGAATAACCATGGTGTCAAACTTCGTCCCCGGCTTGCGGATGCGCCGCACGGCGGCCACAAAAGCCTTGCGGGTCACGGCCTTTACATACTCCGTATCATCCGCCCCCAGATACTCAATGAAAAGGCTCTCCAGTCGGGGCCTGCCGTCCCACTCCAGGCCGTCCAGGTAGCGGAGAATGGGGTGGTATGTGTTATCAGCGGCGCAGGCCACAAAGGCCGTGTCAAGCATACCGGGGGCGTTAAAGCCCAGGACCTTTTCCGCCGCAACGGCAAGCTGGGCCCGGTCATCGTCCGTCCACGCCCTGGGGTATTTGTAGGTTTTCGTGGGGTCATAGTCCCAGGGCAGACGGACACGGGTGATGATCTGATGGTGGAACGTGTCCAGCTCAATGCGCCCAAAGATGGGCGGCCACTCGTCCAGGAACGTGCGGACGTTCTCCAGCGTCTTGAGGGGCTGGCCGGTCTGGTGGTGTAATTTCAGCATAACTCATCCGCCTCCCAGAAAAGCCCATCCAGGCGCAGGGTGGCCTCCCGGCGCTCCGCCCGGCCGATGTCCAGCACCTTGTAGCCCTGCCGCCCAAAGGCCCGCATGATGAGCTCCTTGGAGCTCTGGCCCACAAGCTGGGCGGCGTGGAGCTGCTCCAGGGTGAACACAATGGCGTCCTCTTTGGTTTCATGGGTGCGCTGGTCCTCCACCAGCACGTCAAAGCGGCGGAGCTGCACAGTCATGGTAGTTTTCAGCATTTCAAGATACCTCCATAATATTTTTCTGGGTGTTCGCCTGGACCCACGCCGCCAGGCCTGCACGGGAGATGCGGACACGGGTACCGATACGCAGCACGGGGAAGTCCGCCCGGTGGATGAGGTTGTAAACCGTCTTGGAGCACACCCCCAACTCCTCCGCCGCCTCCTGGACGCTCAGCGTGAGCTTGCCCTCCTGGGCCACGGCCTCCACCGGCACGATGGGCGGCGGGGTGATTTCCTCCAGGGCAAAAGAGGTGTGGCCCCGCTCCAGCAGCGCCCGCCCCGGGTCATCGCTCTCCAGCTCAAAGGTGTGTCCGCCGGGGAGCTTCACTTTCCATTTACGCATGGTGTCAATCCTCCTTTTCCATGATTTCCGGCCCCAGCACCGCCGCCAGTTTGCGGGCGGTGTCCTCGGAGCAAGTCTTTCCGCATTTGACAGAGGAAATGGTCACCCGGCTCACGCCGGACTTTTCCGCCAGCCGCTTGACTGTCAGGTCAGCACGGGCCAGCGCCGCCGCAAATGCTACTCGGTCAATTCTCATGTGGTGCTCACCTCCTTTAGCATTTGTTCATGTTCTGATTGTAACATTATCTTTTGCTAATGTCAATATGAAAAATGAGCATTTGCTAAAATATTTTTCTTGACCTTTTGCAAATGCAAGAGTATTATATAATTTGAGGTGATGCACATGACCACAGGACAGCTTATAAAGGCCGCCAGGAAAAAGGCGGGAGTGACGCAAGAGGAGCTCGGCAAAAAAATAGGCGTTTCCGGGTCCTCAATGGCTCAATGGGAGAATGACCTCCGCAATCCAAAGCTGGACACACTCCAGCGCATAGCCTCCGCCCTGGGGGTTGGTGTGGGCCAGCTTATGCCCGCAGACAACTATTGGGAGGACGCAGACGGAAACGGCCACACGGAGCCGATGGAGCCGCCCGCCGCCGCCCCAAAAGACCGCATAGACGCCGCCCTGGACCGGCTCAACGATGAGGGCCAGGAAAAGGCGGCGGAGCGGGTGGAGGAGCTGACGGAAATACCCAAATACCAGAAATAACACCCCGCCCCGGTGCTGCTAACACCAGGCGGGGGAGAAGTCCACGACAGTCAATCAACGGCACCCGTGCGCCTTTTTGCGCCGGGTGGGAAAGGAGCACATCATGGCCAAAAGAGGCGCAAAGGGAGCGGGGAACATCCGCAAGCGGACCATCACCCGCAACGGCAAGCAATACACCTATTGGGAGGGCCGGGTCACCACGGGCCGGGACCCTACCACCGGCAAGCAGGTCCAGCGCTATTTCAGCGCAAAGACCCAGAAAGAGGTCCTGGAGAAGATGCAAAAGGTGGCGGTGGCCGTCAATGACGGCACATACACCCCGCCCTCAAAGCTCACCGTGGGCCAGTGGCTCACCATCTGGGCGGACAACTACCTGGGCGGTGTAAAGTACAACACCGTCCGCATATACAAGGGGAACATCAAAAACCACATCACCCCCGCCCTGGGCGGCGTCAGGCTCTCCGATCTGCACCCCCACACCGTCCAGGTGTTTATAAACGGCCTCAAGGGCCTCTCCCCGCAGTCCGTGCGGATGGTCCACCAGGTCCTCCACCACGCCCTGGAGCGGGCCGTCATGCTGGGCTATATCCCCAAAAATCCCGCCGCCGGGTGTGTGTTGCCCCGCAAGGCCCAAAAGGAGATACACCCCTTGGACGATGGGCAAGCCGCCGCCCTGCTGGATGCCGCCAGGGGCGGAGAGCTGGAGCACATGGTCACGGTGGCCCTGTTTACCGGCCTCCGCATTTCTGAGCTGCTGGGCCTCACCTGGGACGCCATAGACTTTGAGCGGGGCACAATAACCGTAGACAAGCAGCTTGCCACATTCTACGCCCAGAAAGAGGCGGGGCCGTTCACCACGCCCAAAAGCGGAAAGCCCCGGACCATCGCCCCGGCGGCGTCCGTCATGGCCGCACTCCGTGCCCAGCGCCGCCGCCAGCTGGAGGCGCAGCTCCGGGCGGGCTCGGCCTGGAGCAATCCACACGGGCTGGTATTCACCGGGGAGAACGGGGGCCGGGTGCTCCAGCAGACGGTGGACAAGCATTTCCGGGCGCTCACCAAAGCCGCAGGCCTGGAGGGGGTCCGCTTTCACGATTTGCGCCACACCTACGCCGTCAACGCTATCCGGGCCGGGGATGATATAAAGACCATCCAGAGCAATCTGGGCCACGCCACAGCAGCCTTTACCCTGGACAGATACGCCCATTTTACAGAGCGGATGAGGCAGGACAGCGCCCAGCGCATGGAGGGTTTCATCAAAGAGGTAATGAAACTGTAAAGGGGGAAAAATGGGAAAAGCGCTCCACGCCATTGCATTGCAAGGCAAGGAGCGCTCTTTTTTGATATGCCGGTCATGTCAATGCGGACCTCCGCCGTAGTGAAACGGTTGATGGCGTCCCGCTCCGCAATGTCCCGCAAATACTCCAGCTCCTCCGTGGAGGTGCTGAGGGCATCGGCGGCGGCTCCGGTGTTGGCGGCGGTCTGCCCGGTGTTGCCCAAAAGGTCATCCATGGCAAAGTCACCATATCCGCCGGTGCCCAGGCCGCCCGCTCCGTAGTCCGTAGCAGCGCCCAGGTCCATGTCAAACAGGCCACCCACGGCGTCAGAGATGCCGCTGGCCACGCCGTCACCCCAGTTGGCTCCAGCGTTGAAAGCGTCCCCCACCCAGCCGTTCTGCCAGGTGTCAAAGGTGCTCATGCCCTCGTTGAAAGCGTCCCCTACACTCACAAAGTCCTGGATGTTGCCGGAGGCCTCCGCCGCCTTGGCGGCGTAGTCGCTGGCCGCATTGGTGATGCCGGAATAGTCAAACTCCACAAAGGGCAGCTTGTTCAGCGCCTCGCAGATACCGGCCACCACGGTGAGCGCCGTGGAGAGCAGGTTGTAAAACCAGGCCTGCACGCCGGAGATGACATTGCTGAACGCAATGCCGATATTCTGAGCGCAGGCCCCCAGGGCGTTCCAGATGCCCAGGGCAATGTTGGCGATGGTCAAGCCCAGGTTGACAAAGAATTGCACCACCACATTGATGCCGCCGCAGATGACGCCAAAGCCGCTGTTGGCGATGCCGGTAAACTTGGCGATGGCCGAACAGGCGGCGTAGATGGCCGCCACAAGGGCGATGACCAGCACCACAATCCAGGTGATAGGACAGGCCAGCAGGGCCGCATTGAGCCCGTACTGAGCCGCTGTCTGGGCAAAGGTGGCCCCGGTGCTCATCATCAATGCCGCCGCTTTCACGCCCTCAGCCAGCGCCATGGCGGCGTTGATGCCGTTGGTGATGAGGGCCACGGCATTGTAGGCGATAAAGGCGGCCACCAGGCCGTAGACAATGGGGCTTATCCAGCTCCAGTTGTCCACTACAAAGGCGGCCCCGTTGATGAGGAGGTCCAGCACGCCGGTGGCCACTGTGGCCAGCATGGCCAGCCCGTTGATGGCCCCGTTGATGACCGTGTTAAACTGAGCGCTGTTTGCCACCTGGTTGAGCCGTGTGAGCACAGGGTCAAAGGCCGCCAGGGCCGTGTTTTGCATCTTGGTGGCAATCTGGGCCCAGGTCAGGGGCATACTTTCAAACTTGGCGTTGGTTTCATCGGCGGCGGCAAACATGGCGTTTTTGACCACCTCAGCGGTGATGAGGCCCTGCTCCGCATATTGCTTGATGGAGCCCTCCGCAATGCCCATGTAGCTCTCAATGGCACGGGCAATGCCGGGGGCGTTCTCCAGGATGGAGTTGAGCTCCTCGCCCCGGAGGGCACCGGCGGCCATGGCCTGGGTGAGCTGGAGCATGGCGGCAGACTGGCCCTCCGCCGTAGCGCCGCCAATGACAAACTGCTTGTTGATTTGTTCCATGAAAGCGATGAGCTCATCATTGCTTTCAAAAGCGGAGCCCGCATTGGCTCCCATACTGGCGATGGCGGAGGCGGTGTCCAGATAGGCGGACCGGGACCTCTGGGCAGAGGCCATGATTTTTTGCTCCAGGGCCTCCACAGAGCCCCCGTCATCCACAAGGAAATTGAGGCGGGCCGTGGTGCTGGTCATCTTGTCAGACAGCCCCAGGAGCGCTTTTATACCGGCTCCGGCGGCCAATGTGGCCACAATGCCTTTGACCTTGCCCAGCAGGCCGCCCGCAGCATTGGTGCCGTTGCGGAGGCCCTTGTTGAGGATTTCCTCCTGCTCTGCCGCCCGGCGGTAGCCCTCCGCCATTTCATCCACTTCACGGTTGGCCTGCACCAGCGCCGCTCTGGCCGCCTGGATTTGCGCCGTGTCCACAGCACGCCCGGAGGCCCGCTGGACCTGCTCAAAGGCATTGAGGGTGGTGTTGAGCGCCGTGTTGATTTTTCTGAGCACGCCGCTGATACCGTCATTGAGGACCATCTGAGATCTGATTGTTGCCACGGGTTCACCCCCTCTTTTAAGAATTAGGCCCCCGCCATGCAGCGGGGGCCCCTGTTACTTCCGTTTGGCTCTGCCTTTTCTCATCTTGCTTTTCAGCTCGGCCTCCCGTTTCTTATCATCCTCGCCTCTCACTTGGATGGAGGCGATGACAAAAGCCTTTTCCTTGACGGGCAGGTCTAAAAACTTGGACGGCTCCCAGCCAAACTTTTGCAGGCAGAAATGGGCAAAGTTGGCCTCCGGGTCACCGTCCAGGATTAGTTTTTTGCCTCAGCCACCATGTCATCATCGGTCTTGAAACCGTTGACCTGGAAAACCTCCGTGACATAATCGTCAAACTCGCCGCCAATGAGCAGCTTGCCAATCAGCTCCTCCGGCTTGGCCACGCCCCAATCATTCTGGAGTGCGGCGTTGTTGAGGTCCGGGAACACGGTGCAGCGGGCCGCCACCTTTGCCTGGAAAGTGTAGGTGTCAAGCTGCTGGGTGTACTGGCCTTTCTTGCCGGGCACGGGGACCTGGCGGATGCAGGCGGAGCGGATGCGGGCGTACTCATCGGCGGAAATGCAGCAGATTTCCCACTCCATGGGCTTGCCGTCCTCCCCCTTGATACGGGGGGAGGCGGCAAACTTGTGGTTTTCAATCTGCTCGACATTGGCACGCATGAAAGCGGACAGGTTACTCATGGATTTTTTCCTCCTTGTGTGTTATGCGGCCTTACATGTAGGCCGGGTTGGTGTACTGTTCGGGACGGGTAAAGCTGTCACAGTAGCCCTCAATAGACTGCTCGACAAAATCACCCTCTGCATTGAACATGGACAGCAGCACATCACCGTCCAGGATGCAGTTGTTGTAAATCTTGGTGCTCCGGCCCACGGTGGTGGCGGGGTCATCGTTGGAGGTCTGGATGTCAAAGGTGGGCATCACGCCAGTCTTGATGAAGTCCTCCACCACCTTGTCAAAAATCTCCGTGCATTTGTAGATGGTCATGGAGAAAGACAGGGCAACGGTCTGGGCCTTGTGGCCCACCACAACACCGCCCAGCTTGTAAACCTCAGCGGTGTTGACGGATGCCGTGCCCTCAAACTCCTTGGCCATGAGCATGGAGTAGCGGGTCCCGTCAATGGTGACAAAGCACTCCGCAAAATTGGCGCTTACAGCGTCCTGGGTGTTCATGGTCGGCTTGGACATTTTCCTTTCCCTCCCTTACTGGATAATCACGCTCATGTAGAGCTGGGCCATGGCGTTGACCACATTGAGCCCGTTGACGATGCAGAGGACGGCTTTCTTGCTGTCACCCTGCTCACAGGTCACAATTTCCGGGTCAAAGTTCTCCACGGCCCGGATGTCATCAAGCTGCTGGATGAGCTTGGTGATGTCCCCCCACAGGGAGGAGCGGCCAGAGGCGTCATTGGGCACGGTGCCCAGGTACTTTTGGCCGAACAGCACCGCCACATCATTGGCAATCTGGTCACACACCCGGATGGTCTGGTTGCTCTGGAAAATCTCCCCCTTGGTGTCGGACAGGGTGAGCAGGGTGTTGATGTCCTCCAGCACCCGCACATCACCATTGACATTGTGGAAGATAAACTTGCCCGCCTTGAGGGCCGCCTCCAGCTCCGCCTGGGTGTAGTCGGTGTTGATGGTCAGCTCACCATCATACTTGAAATTGGTGAGGGACTTGTTGACCGCACAGCCCGCCTCAGCACCGGCCACCCAATACACCAGGGAATGGGTGGGCACGCTGGCAATGGTGGGGTGGGTCACGGTGTTCCACACGCCAATGATGCCCTCATAGTCCGCCGTGCTGGGCTGCCAGGCCACAAGCTGGAATTTACTGCCCACCTCATCCCGGACCCGGCTGCAAAACTGCTGATAGAGCCGGACGGTGGTGGCGTCCGATGCCGGGCAACACAGAGCGTTGTAGGCATAGGGCTCAATCTTGTCCAAAAAGGCTTGGTGGGCCTCGCCGTTGATGGTGGTGGCATCCGCCCCGTTGGTCAGAGGCATCCCGGCAGATGCGGACAGGGTGGCCTCCGTCTTGAAGTCCACCCAATCGTTGCTTACCAGAGCCTCAGCATCCTCAACGGTCTGGGTGTCAGCGGCCACGCCGTCCACATAGGTGGTCACATCCCACAGGTCCGGCTCATCCACATTGGCGGCCACCACAATGGTGATGTCGTTGCCTCTCACGCCGCCATACTTAGCCGTGGCCAGGGTGTTGGAGGCCTTGACGGCCCCGGAGCCCAGGCGGTAGCAGTAGACGGTGGTGGCGTGGGTGAAAATCTCCCGCAGGGGGAGCATCTTGGGGTGGTCGTAGGCATAGCCGAAAATGGTTTTGCTGTTCTTCTGAAACTCCCCGGAGGTGACGGCGAAAACCTCACCCTCCGGGCCCCAGCTCAGCTCAAAAGGCGCTGCCGCAAAGCCTCTGTCAGAGAGGGCCGCAGACGCCCTGGGCACACTGGAAAAATTGACATAGTAACCGGGCAGGACCTTGTTTTGGACCTGCCAGGTGCCGCCGCCCAGCGCCATATTAGTTCACCTTTCCTTTCATGTACTTCTCAATCAGCCCGTCCACCTCATTCAAGGTGTAGGCCTTGCCGTCCTCCAGCAGAGCCCGGATGAGGTCCCGCCGGTTGGCATATCGCTTGGAGGCCACAAGCTGCTCCTTTTTGTAAGTAGCGGCCCCGGTGGCCTTTTCGCTGTTCGTGGTCTTGGCTTGCGCCATGTTTATCCCTCCATTTCAATATCAAGGGTTTCCATGAGGACCGGCTCCTGGGGGATGTAGGCGTGGTGGTCATAGCTCACCAGCACATGCAGGACGCCCTCCTCAATGGTCCATTCGCAGTTGGTGCAATGGATGAGGTCCCCCTCCGGGGTGGTGATGTCCCGCAGGAGCATGGTGAGCTGATCTGCCACCTCGCAGCACTCCGCCACCCCCACCTTGGGGTAGTAGATGACATCCAGGGTGGGGGTGCGGAGAAACCGCTCTCCCACCTGCTTGCTCTGCCCGGCGGAGGGCATGACCACATTGAGGTCCCCAGGGTTGAGGCCCTGCTTGACATTCCCGCCGTGTACCTGCACAGCAGGAAAAGCGGCGTGCAGCGCAAGGCTCACGCCGTCATAGATGCTCTTAAAACTGATTTCAGACATTGAAAGCCTCCCGCAGCAGCGCCTCCAGCTTTTTCTCAATGACGGCGGGGGCCACCCGCTCAAGGTCCTTTTCAGACAGGGTAAGGAAATACTGCCCGGCCACCCAGCCGCCTCCGCCACGGGTGCGGTGTCCAAACTCCACATAGCTGGCGTAGTGGACAGGGTTGATGACCTCGATGTAAAAGGTCCGCCCCCTCTTGAAAACTGGCAGAGCATTGGCGTAGGCGGCGGGGTCTACTTTCCCGCCGCCCGCCGCCTCCTGCTCGGTCCGGGCGGTCCAGCCCCGGCGCAGGGTGCCGCCCTTTTTCCCGCTGCTCCGGGGGTATTGCCCCACCGGGGTGCGGGGGATGACCAGGGCCAGCAGCCGGGCGGCCAGCTCTTTGGACACATCCTCACAGAATTTGTCCAGGTCCATGTCCTGGAGCTTTTGCAGGTTATCCCGTAGCTTTTGGAGCTGTTTGTAATCGACATCGCCCCACCGCATTAGGCCCACTCCTTGAACAGCTCCAGGGGGACCTCCTGGTGGCAGGTGTAAACGGCAGGTTTGCCGCTCCGCTCATAGTCACGGGTGACGCCGTTCTGGGTCACCGTGATTTTAGAGCCCTCCGGGATGTCCACGGACGGGTCAATGTAGAGCGTCACCGTCTGGGCCACCAGGGCCGCCTCCTCGGTGGGTTCGGTGCTCTTGACGGTCTGGTGGGAAATGCGGCAGGGTAGGCCGGAGGCCGTCACTTTCTCCACCGGCTCCGTGCGGCCATTGGCAGGGTTGAGCACACCCTGCCGCACGGTGATGGTGGCCAGGCCGGTCCAGAGGCTCTGGATGGCCTTTTTGTAGGCGGCGGGGACTACCATCTCAACCTCCGAAAAGCCGCCAGGGTGCTCTCTGCCGGGTGCATGAGCTGGGCCAGCATGGCGTCAAAGCGGCTCTCCGCATTGCTTGCACCATCGCTGGCCCCGGCAAAGGTCACGGAGATGTCCCCCTCCGTGATGCTCTTGGCGGGGGCGTTGAAGTCAAAGCCCTCCAGCCCGTCAAGCCCTCCGGCGGCTTTCTTATCAAACAGGAAATGACCGGCCACCATGTCCACAAGGATGTAAAAAAGAGGAGGCGGGAGCTTTCGGTGGTTGATGTTCGCCAAAAGCTCCGCCTCACACTTGCGGATGGTGTATTTAAGGCCGGTTTCGTCAGCGTCCGTGACAGTGTAGCCCAGCATGGCCAGCCGGTCCACCACGGCCTCATACACGCCCTCCATGTCCTTAGCCTCTGGAGAGGATGCGGGCAATGGGGATGGCCTTGTGGGCGATGTAGGAGCGGTCGTTTTCCTCCTCCTCGCCGGAGTGGACCAGGCACCAGTTGGCACCGTTGGCCAGCTCTGCATCCGTGGGGGAGAGAGTGGTCTGGCTTTTCTTTTCGTAGGAGATGCCAAAGGGAGAGAACACCTTGCGCTGGCGGGTGTAGAGGGTGTCCACGCCGCCGTCCGTCTTGGGGTCACGGGCCATTTCATAGGGGACCTTGGCACCGATGTCCTCAAAGCTGATAGCGCCCTCGCCCAGCACATAGGTGGTGTAGCGGGTGCCGGGGACCACATAGCTGTCCGCCGCAGGGGTGCCCTCGCCAAAGTAGGGGGTGACCTCCGCCTGGTTGATCTGGCCGTCAGTAGCGCCGGAGGCCTTGACCTGGAGCGCCCCCTCATCGGTGGAGGCGGCGGGGAAATAGCCATCCTCGGCGGGCATCCCGTCATCCACCACAACAATCTTGCCATTCCAGGAGTAGAGGGTGAGGTCACGGGTCACGCCGTCCTTGTCGGTGTACTTGAGGGCGGTGAGCAGGTTGAGGTTTTCCAGGTTGGTGGCGGGGACAGAGTGCATGAACACAAGAGAAAACTTCTTCTTGCGGTCACCGCAGGCCTGGGCGGTGGCGCTGTTCATGGTGGTGGCCTCCATGTTGCCCGCCACCTCATAGGTGTGCTTGGCCACAAACTCAGCGCTCTGGCCGCCGGTCATGGCAAAGACGCCCTTGAGGACGGCCAGGATGGTGTCCTGGTCAATATCCTGCCAATACTCGGAAACCTGCTGGGCCACATTGTCCATCCAGTCAATGCCGCCGGTGATGTCAAAGGAAAAATCCTTTTCGGTCCAGGCCTTGGCACGGCCAATGACCACCACACCCTGCTCAAAGGTCTTGGTGGAGGTGGCGGTGATGTCGGTCTGGCCGTCATAGTTGACGGCATCGCCGTCCAGCAGGCCCCGCATGGCGATGCGGGCATAGCCGGTGCCGCCCTGGGTGCTGAAAACCTCCCGGATGTCGGGATTGCCCGCCAGCGCTCTGGACTTCCGCATTTCATTGAGGCGGGTGCGGGGGATGCGGTCCACCGCATACTTGAAAGCCTGGGGGTTGAAAGACTTGGCATCAAACTTGGTGTTAGGCATAGTTCAATCTTCCTTTCTGAGAATTAGTCGGTGTTGGGCTTGCGCTTGCGGCCCTTGGGGGCCTCTTTGGTGCCGGTGGTATCGTTGCCCTCCGGCTCATCTGCCGGGCCGTCCTGGGCCGCCTCCGTGCCCGCAGGGGCCAGGCGGTCCATGACTTCCTGGACAATGGCCTCCGCAAGCTCCTGGGTCAGCCGGATGGCCAGCTCTTTGGCCAGGGCGTCCGTCAGCTCTTTCACGGAGGAGATGTTGTCCGCAATGTACTGCACCACGGCCTCCTGGGTGCGGGGCAGGGATGCGGCGGGCTTGCCGGTCAGCTTGGCCGCCAGATTTCTCAAGGCGTCCTCAAAAGACACGGCTTTGGCAGGGGTTGTGATGTTTCGCATGTTGTCACCTCATTCCAGCTTGGCGTCCGGGTTTTCGGCCAGGAAAGCCGCCAGCTCGGAATAGGACATCTCAGAGGGCTTTTTCCCCTCGCCGGGTTTCCGCCCAGTGTCGGGGTCGCCGGGTTTCCAGCCGGTCAGCTTGGCCCCGGTGCTCCCAAAGAGAAAGTCCGTGTTGGCGTCCTTTTTCATGGCCTCGATTTTGGCGGCCAGGGTGATGCTCTCATTGTTCACCTTGGCCACCACCTTGCCGTCCTCAATCTTGGCGTCCTTGAGATAGTCGGCCAGGAGAGCCCGGACAGCGGTGTTGTTCTTGGCTCCGGCGGCGGTGAGTTCGGCGTCCACGGCGGCAGTCAGCCGGATGGTGGCCAGCTCTTTCTCATAAGCGGCCTTGTCCGCCTTGTTCTGCTGCTCCAGTTCGCCAATCTTGCGGGTCAGCTCCTCGTTGTCGCCAGCGGACTTTTTCAGCTCATCAAGCTGCTTGGCGTGTCCCTTGGCGGCCTCCTCAAGCTGGCCCACCTGGGCCTCCAGCTCCTTGACACGGGTGTTTTTGGCGTTGAAGTCCGCACGGGCAACAAAGTCCTTGCCAATCGCCTGGCAGGCGGCGGCGTCCATGTCCTCCGTGTAGGCATCGCCAATGATTTCCTTGAGCCATAAAAGTTTCATGTTGCGTTACCTCCTGTTATCTGCTTTCCTTGTGTCCGGCCAGTCCCGGTATGGCAGCGCCCCTGTTGGTTTCCGCCGGGGCTCGGCGGTATTTGAGTATGAAAAAAGCACCGTGCTTTTCAGCACGATGCTTTTATCATCGGGTCAGTAGAGGATGTCTGGGTCAATATCCAGTTCATCCAAATTGGTCCAGATAGAGGGGAGGGTGTCCTTGCCCCCCTCCAGAGCCGTGAGCAGGTCCTCTTTGGTGTAGCCGTCCGGGGGGCCGTAGGCGGTCCCGTTGGCGTCCAAATACACCAGGCCGGGGCCCGGCTCATCCCCCACAAAGCGGCCCCCAAAGGCCTGCTCATAAGCGGTGGCGGCCTCCTGGAGCTCCGGGTTGGTTGTTACATCGGAATACTTAATCATGGCGTTGTCACCCCTTTCAGCAGTTTCTCAAACTCCGCCAAAGCGGTGGGAAAGTATTTCTGCATCAAAGCGTAGCGGTCAGCATCGAATTGAGCGGCAAACATGTGGGCAAAGGCCTCTTTCTCCAGCATCCCGGAGTAGGTCCAGTAGCGTGTATTCCAATGGCCGTATGTGCCAGCGCACTTGTTACGGGACATCCCGCCGAACAGATCGGAGATTGCATTGGGCAGCGCCCCACGGAGCTCCTGGGAGATGACTGCATAGGCGTCCGTCTTTCTCTTTGTGCCGTGGGCTTTCATGGTGGCCTTGACATAGGCCTCAAAGTCCTGCCTCAAGGCGTTGCCAAAATCCGGCGTCTGCATGGATGTGTAGCCGCTCCCGGCGCACGACATAAAATCAATATAATGGCCGTGTTCATGGAAAAAGGTTGTTGCCGGGCCTCTGGGGTCCGTCATGTCATTGGCAAAATTCATTTTGACCTTTTGGATGCGGCTGTCAAAATGCGGCGTGCCGGAGAAAGCCCCGTCCGCCACGGAGCCGGGCTGGACATAGCGCTCAAAGGCGGCCTGGGCCGTCTGATTGCCGGACGCATAGTGTTGCTCCAGGGCGTCCGTGTAGCCGCCGGGGGATGTGGGCAAGCCCTGCATGACATTTTGGAAGTGAGAGCCCGCCTTTGCGGCCATTGTACCACTCCCAGAGGGCACCTGTAAACCGGGGGTTGGGCCCTGCACAAAGCTCTGCCGCCATTGTGCAAAGGTGGTGTTGGCCGGGACCTTTTTGGTGGTGCCGTCCGGGTTGCGGGTCCAGCGCTCCCCCAGGCCCTCCATGTCCTCAAAGTAGGGGGCGGTGCAGCAGCGGCACCAGGGATGGAACGGCGGAGCGGTGAGCCCCACCTGGTAGTCCGACATCTTGAACACCTTGCCGTCCAGCGCCGAACACAGGCCGCAGGTGTCCCGGTCAAAAGAGGCCACAATCCTGTATTTCTCCACGCCCAGGGCGTTGAAACAGTCCTTTTGAGCGGCGCTGGAGAAATAGGCGCTTTCCGTCATCACCAGGCGGCCCGCTTTGGAGCGGGACACCTCAAACTGCTTGGAGATGGCGGAGATGGCCCGGTCTGGAGCCTCTCCCCGTATAATCATCTGGGTGAGTTGAGTGTTGACGCTGTTCACAAGGCTCTGCTTGTTGGTCCAGCAGCGGTCCCGGAAAGTCTGGCCGTCCGTGGTCCATGGCCGGGAGAGGACCTTGGTGATGGTCCCCTCATTGACGGCCTGCATGGTCCAGCCCACGCCCAGGCCCTTTTGGACCTCATAGGCCGTGTGGTAAAAGCTCCCGGTGTAGGATTGCCGGGCGGCCCGGTCTATGTAGTCAAGCTGGTTGGAATAGAGGAGCTCCGCCTGCTGCTGGAGCTGGATTTTGAGGGCGTCCAGCCGGGAGATGTGGACCCTGGCGCTGGCGTTCTCCAGCTCTTTCATCCAGGCCCCGGTGAGGGCGTTTTCCTCGCCGTGCTTGATGTATTCCTCCACGGTCCAGCGAAACTCCGCCAGCTCATCACTGTTGAGCAACCGCTTGGCATCTGCCAGGGTGATGTCATTGTTGGCGGCAAAGCGCCTGTACCATGCGGACATCTGGCGCTCAATCTCAGCCTCAGCGGCCCAGAATTGGGCATCCAGGTTTTCCACATAAGAGTATGACTGGTCCAGCAGGGCGTCCTCCATGTTTTTCATGCGCTGGGCCCAATAATCCGCATTGCGCTGGAGGTTATTCCTGGGCATCGCCGTCACCGCCGTCCTGGCCGGTCACAGGGTTGCCGGAGCCGTCCCCGCCGTTCTGCCGGTTTTTCATAAAGGCGGCCTGGTAGGGGTCGGCCATGGCCTCCTCCTTTTCGTCCTTGATACGCTGGAGCTCCTGCTCCGGGTCGCTCACCCAGGGGTGCATCTTCACAATGGTTTCATCGGAGAGGATGCCCACGGAGTTCTTGCAGTTGTTGATGACCTCAGTTTCATTGATGAGGACATCCCGGTCAAAGATGACCTTGACCTCCGTGCCCTCAAAATTCCCCCGGCCCGTGTTGGCCAGGTGTTGGTTGACAAACCAGAGCAGCTCCTCCATGGAGGCTTGAAACTCCATTTCAATGCCGTTGGCGTCCAGGTCAATATCAGAGTACATGCTCTGTATATTCATCTGGTTGGGGTTGCCGCTCATGCGGTCATCCTTGGCGTCATAGCCTCTGGCGTTCTCAATGATGGCATCCTTGAGCAGGGAGAGCAGGACCTTGTAGTTTTCGGCGTTGACCTCAATCTGGAGGGTGTCCACGCCGCCCTCAGAGCCCTCATAGGAGCGGACCTTGATGATGCCGTAGGTGGCCAGGTTGGCCCGGAGCCGCCCCAGGTCCTCCCCATCATAGTTCTTGATGACCAGGATGGTGGAGTGGATGTCCTCCTCCATCTGGTTGGCAAAGTTGGAGATGATGTTGTTGTAGGCGTCTTGCAGGCATTTCACCCTGGACAGGAGGGGGATTTCATGGTGGGAGCTCTTAAAGCACACCAGGGGGATGCGCTCCCAATTATAGCTGGTTTCCTTGCCTGTCTGGGGGTCCGTTGTGGTGATGTAGGGCCCGGACCGGGCAAAATCGTCCGGCTCAAGGGTCCCGTCATCCCGGCGGACAAAGCAGTCCACGCCGCCGCCGTGCATGACCTCCACCTTGACCACATCTTTGGTCTGCTCGGTTTCATCGTACTCCAGCACCACATAGACATGGACGGCGGCATCCAGGATGGTGTGGTCAGCATCCGCCCAAAAGGGCAGGACCTCATCCGCCGGAAAGCGCTGGAAAGCCAGCTCCCCGTTTTGGTCGTAGTAGGGAAACACCCAGCTCTTGCCGCCAATCCAGGCCCCCTCACCAATGTTGTGCATGGTCCGCTGAAAGCGGGACCCAAACACAGTGGAGAGAGCCGCAGCATAGGCCTTGTTCTCCGTGTCAAAGGAAAAAGGCCGCCCAAAAGAATAGTTGGTTTTCTGGTCCACCATCTTGGCATAGATGTTATTGACCAGCCGGTTGTTGGGCAGGTGGTCCAGCACCTTGACCTTGCCGTCATCGTCCAGGGCAATGCGCTTGCGGCGGAGCACATCCTGGGCCCCGTCATAGTAGGCCTCACCCGCAAGCTGCCGCTTGCGCTCTTTGGAGCCCAGCCAGGCCGTGATTTCAAGCTCCAAAAAGCGCTTGTCCGTCATGCCCCGGCGGAAATTTGTGGCCGCCCTGGCCACGCAGTCATCCCGCAAATTAAGCACCACCACCGTGCATCACCTCCTTTGCTTGCAGATCGGATGGGGGGGGATTAAATCCAATGGGCCGGGCCTTGCTTTTCTCCAGGGTGAGGGTCTGCCCAGGGAGCTCCACCTCAATCCGCAAGGTGCGGTATGGCAGGCGCTCCGCCCATTGTTCGATTTTATTCAACACATACTGCTGCTCAAACATGGCACACCTCAAAAGCTGAAAAGTTGCGGCCCAAAAATCTTGTGGACAAAATAGCGCACATCATCCATGGCGTGGTCATTCTCCTTGATGGGCCGGTCCATGGGGGCCTTTTCGTCCCAGCGGTAGAGCCCAAACTCCCGGATGCAGTCCGTGCAGCCGGAGCAGATGAAGATGTCCCCGCTTTGGAGCCGGGTGGCCACATCCCGGATGCCGTCCAGAACGGCGTTGGAGGCCTTTTCCACATAAAAGCGGCCATGCCGCCGGATGGCCTCAATAAAGCTGGCCGCTGAGGGGTCCACGATGACGGCCCGGATGGGCAAGTCACCGGCCAGGCGCTCCAGCTCAAAATAGTGCTCCTCATCAGTGCGCTGGCGGCCCTCTTTGCGGCTGTCAAAGTAATACTCCCGCATACGATACCATTTCCCAGAGGCCCGGCCCCAGAGCCCCATGCTGGTGGGGTTTACGGTGCCATAGTCCACGGAGATGTAGTAGCGGTCATAGGGCCGGGGCACATCCGGCACCACATGGTAATCCTTGTTGAACATGGTGTAAATCAGCCCCTCCGCCACCACCCAAAGGCCCCTTATAAAGCGGTCATAAAACACGCCGGAGTATAGGCTCTCATACCTGGCCTTGACGGCGGCGGAGAGGCTGAGGTTGTCATCCATGGTGAAATGGAGGTGCAGCATGTTCCTCTTGCCTGCCTCCAGCACCCAGGTGAGATAAAACCAATGGCTGGGCCCCTCCGGGTTGCAGTTAAACCAGAGCTTGGAGCCCTCCACGCTGCACCGGGCACAGGCCTGCTCCACGAAAGAGCGGGGCATGAGGGCCACCTCATCCAGCAGGACGCCCGCCAGGGTGATGCCCTGGATGAGGGAGGCGCTGCTTTCATCCCGCCCGCCGAACAGGTAGAAGTTATTGGAGCGCCCGGCGGCGCTCACCACAATCTTGTTTTCGGTGCGGTATTCCCGGAAAGAAAACACCCCGGCCAGCCAGGTGGGCAGGTTGGTGGTCACATTGCGCCGCAGGCTCTCAATGGTCTTGCCGCACAAGGCAAAGTTTTGACCTTGAAAGCGACACATGGCCCACATGATAAAGCCCACCGTCATGGCCACCGTCTTGCCGGAACGGATGGAGCCGTCACAGATGATGCCGTCATAGTCCCCAAAGCCCGGCCTATTCCACCAGGTCATGGCCAGGTTTTGCCGGGGGCTCAATTTCTGGTATCTCATCCGTGCCTATCTCCTCTCTGGTGCTTTCCTCAATCACCTCAAAGATGTTGTTTTCCTGCTCATTGGCGGAGCCGTTGTTGGTGTCAAAGACGCCCAGGTGCTTGCCCAGCAGCTCCAGGGCCCTCACCTTGTCGTGGAGCTTGATTTCCGTGCCATATTGGCCCTCCTTGATGGAAGCAACGGCCTTTTTCTTTTCCTCCGGCACCTCATCGGTGGGGGTCAGCCGGACCAGGCCGTTGTGGGTGATGGTTGCAAAGTCGGTGCCGTTGGCAAAGGCGATGGCGGCCAGCTCCTCCAGCACCCGCTCCTGGGTGATTTCCAGCTTGCCCCGGAGCTTTGCCTGGCGCTTTTGGATAGCGGCTTGGATTTCAACTTTTTTCAACAGCCGTTGGCCCATGCTGTACGCTGTCTTTTCGCTGTACCCGGCCCGCTTTGCGGCGGCGGTGGCATTGAGGTCCACCAGGTACTCATCCACAAACCGCTTTTGCTTGTCAGTCAGCTTTGCCACACTCACCACCCCAGAACATAGTAAAAGGCCGCCCTCCCCGCACAGGGGAAAGCAGCCCGAAAAATCATAGGTGAATGGCGGCAGGGGTCTGGTTTTCAGCTCCGTCACCCTGCCGCCACCCTCAAAGGAGGTAATACCATGATGAGGCATACACCCGCAGTTACATTGTAGCACACTATGTAGCGGACAAAACGGACAACTTGCTTTAGTTCCGTTCCAGATACCGTTGCACAGCTTTTCTGCATCCGTCCTCGGTATTCCCTCCGCCGATGCAGGCGGCCACCTGCCGCCAGGGGAGTCCATTGATAAACCGATAGGTGAAAATCTGCCGGAGGAGGCTGTCATCAATGCTGGAGATGTAGCGCTCCAGGCGGCTCCGCTCATAGAGGCATTGCTGGTGCTTGGCCTCAATAATGCCTCTCAGATCGGCAATCTCCGCCGCATACTCACCCACCTTGTCCTTGACGCCGGGAGTGTGAGGCATCCCGGTGAGGACCTGGGAGCCCGGCAGGGCCTTGACCTCCAGCTCTTGGAGGCGGCGCTTGTCCATCTCAATCTCCCGGTTGAGGTAGTAAAGCTGGGACAGTTCTTTTAGGGTCATGTGCTCAGTCCTCCGTTTTCTCTCCAGTCCATACCGGCTGGCAGTTGCCCTCACCCATCATGCACACCTTGGCGCACACCTTGCACGGGTCACCACCGGCCATGACAAAGTGCAGGTCCTTGATGGCCTTGTCCACCGTGCGCCGCAGGTCGGCCAGCTCCTCCAGGTCCTCCCGTGCGTAGGAATGGGCCTCAAGGCTGGCGATGTTCGCCGCCTGGTCCTCAATCTGCCGCTCCAGGGCCTCCATTTTCTGCCGGTCCACCTCATGCTGGATGGTCAGCCGGGCGTTTTCCCGGATGAGCTCATCACAATACACCTGGTCACCGTTCAAAATCACAGTTGGATTATTCATGCCACACTCTCCTTTACCTTGCGTATTCTGGCCTTGAGGGCCCGCATGACAGCCTCATGGGTGTCTGCCCGGTCCCGTATGGTGGCCATGACATCCTCATCCTCACAGCCTTGCACAATGAGATAATGCACAAACACCTTTTCGTAGGGGGAGCCCTGCCGGTACAGGCGGCAGTTGCCCTGGTCGTTCAGCTCGAAACTCCAGTTTAAGCCATACCATACCACATGGCGGCCACCGGCCTGGAGGTTGAGCCCGTAGGCGCAAGAGGCCGGATGCACCAGCAGCACATCCACCTCTCCGGCGTTCCAGGCATCCTCATCCTCCACGCCCTTATACACCCGGACCCGCAGCTTGTCCGCCCGGCCCCGGTTGTACTTCTCCAGGCGCTCCAGGATGCGGTCCTTGTCGTGCTGGTAGCCGTAGAATGTGAGGCAATGCTCCCCATTGAGTTGCTCCAGCAGCTCCGTGTAGGCCTCCAGCTTGCAGTCATGCACCGGGACCACCTTGCCGTCATTGCCATACACGGCCCCATTGCAGAATTGCAGCAGCTTGCCCACCAGGACCCCGGCGGTGCCCGCCGTGATGATGTCCTCATCCACCTCCAGCAGCAGATCACGCTCAAACTGGTCATAGGCCTTTTTGGCCTTGGGGTCCAGCATGACCGGGATTTCATGTTGGATAAAGTCCGGCAGTTGCAGGTAGTCCTCCGCTTTCATGGAGATGCAGATGTCTGAAATGGCAGTCAACACGGCGCTCTCCGCTCCATCCTTGGCCTTGTAGGAAAAAATCTGGGTCCGGCTCCGCTGGTCCGGGTCAAAGTATCGCTCCCGATAGGCGGAAAGCGTGGGCCCCAGACGGGCCCCGCCGTCCAGGAGGTACACCTGGGCCCATAGGTCAATCAGCCCCTTGGAGGACGGCGTGCCGGTCAGCAGCACCACTTTCTTGATAAACCGGCGGATGCGTTTGGCCGCCTTAAACCGCTTGCTCTGGGGGTTTTTGAAACTGGTGCTTTCATCGAAAACCACCATGTCAAACGGCCAGGCCTGCTGGTAGTAGTCCACCAGCCACTCAAAGTTTTCACGGTTGATGACATAGACATCCGCCGGAGTGTTGAGGGCCTTGATGCGCTTGCTGGCGCTCCCCAGAACGGTGGACACCCGGAGATGCTGGAGGTGGTCCCACTTAGCTGCCTCCTTGCTCCAGGTGGCCTCCGCCACCTTTTTGGGGGCCACCACCAGGACCTTGGCCACCTGCCAGCGGAAATACTTGAGGATGTTGACCGCAGACAGGGTGATGACCGTTTTGCCCAGCCCTGGCCGGAGAAACAGCCCCACCGTGGGGTCCTCCACCACTCGCTGGATGCAGTAGGCCTGGTAGTCATGCGGTATGTACTGCATCACCAAAAACCTCCCTCAGAAACTCTTTCACGGCGTCCATCCCATAAAGCACCCGGACATCCGCCCCCCGTTTCTCCAGCTCGCCTCTCTGCCATTTCTGGACCTTGGCCAGCCTCCCAATCTCGGTTTTCAGCTCCACATACACCGTCTTGCCAGTGGGGGTGATGATGATGCGGTCCGGCACACCAGGATTGCCGGGGGACACGAATTTATAACACAGGCCGCCGTGCTCTTTCACCTTGCGGACCAGGTAGCTTTCAATGCTGCTTTCTCTCAATCTTTTCAGCCTCCAATCGGGTCCTGCAACAATGTAACTTCGCGCGCGTACTTATGCGCACACAGGCGGTTTAGAGAATTTTTATTTTCTCTAATCCTCTAATTCTCTCTATTTTCAAAATCAATAGAAATGAATGTTGCAATGTTGCAGAGCCTTAAAAAGTCCAGTGTTTTCAAGGGTTTAGGCCGTAACATTGCCCGTAACATTGCCCGCAACATGTTGCAGGCAGATGTAACATTCAAAATGAATGTTGCAGGCAATGTTACACTAAATGTTACGCCTCTTTAGAAAGCCTCTCTGGGCTCCGCAGTAACCAAAACGCAAGGCGCTTTTGCTCTTTTCCCAGCTGCCAGAAGCCTCAATGATGCTGTTGATTTCCGCCGTGTCAGAGTAGCGGATGTCCTTTTGCTTGCCGTCCAGGGCCTCACACCACACCTCCAGGGCACACACCCGGTCCCGGTCCACCAGCTTGACCTCACCCTGCACAGCGCCGCCCCAGAACATGCGGCGGCGGTCCAGCGGCCAGCTCTGCCAGTCCTCCGGGACCTGCTTGTCCAGAAAGTCCATGATGATGCCCTCCCTGGTGCTGGCCTCCCGGTGCTCCTCCTGCTTTTGCTTGGCGGCATCCTCCAGCTCCCCTTTGAGAAAAAGGGGCTCTCCGGCCCTCCAGCGGACCACGGCCTCCGCCCATAGCTGGTCAATCTCCTCCGGCAGATCGGACCACACTGTTTTTGTGTGCGGGACCACACCCACATCCACCGGCCAAAAGCGCCGGTTGCCGGTGCGGTCCTGGAGGTAGTCAGAGGTGTTGGTGGTGCCGAAAAAGACACAGCACCGGGGCAGCTCCTTGACATGGCGGCCATAGGCAGCCCGGAAACGGTCCGCCCGCAGGGAGAGAAACTGCTTGATGCGGGCCACATCCGTCCGGCGGAAAGCGTCCAGCTCGGACACCTCCACCAGCCAGACGCCCTGGAGCAGCTCAGAGGCCTCCTTGCCCTCAAAGGTGCGGATGCTGTCATTAAACCAGCCCCGGCTCATCTTATCCAAAAGGGTGCTTTTGCCCAGGCCTTGCGGCCCGGAGAGGATGAGCATGGTGTCATACTTGATGCCGGGGACCATAGCACGGGCCACGGCGGCGGTGAATGACTTGCGGGTCACGGCCCTGGTGTAGGGGGTGTCAGCGGCTCCCAGGTAGTCCACAAAGAGCGTGTCCAGGCGGGGCGTCCCGTCCCAGACAAGGCCCTTGAGATAGTCCTGTATCTCGTTGAAAGCGTGGGCGGTGGAGTGCAGGGAAAGCGCCCCGTCAATCTTGCCGTTGCCGGTGATGTGGTGGTAGCGCTCCATGTACCAGTAGAGGCCCTGGTTGTCGTTGTCATCCCAAAAGCGGCGGCCTGTCCGGGCGTCCCAGGGCAGGGCCCCCAGGACCTCACCACGGCCTGCAAACTGGTTGAGGGCAAACTTGCCTTTGAGGAGGGGGTCATGCTCCAGGATAATCCACACATTGTCAATGGTGGACTTGGGCAGGCCCGTTTGGGTGTTCACGGCCAGCTTGCCCATCCAGTTGGCGGGGTCCTCATCGTTGGTGCCGGTGACGCCCTCGAAGTCCTGCACGGCCTCCTGGTAGCGCTCCTGGCTCATCAAGGCGGCCACATCCTTGTCCTCCACGGCCAGCTCACACATGGCCTTGTAGGAGGGCAGGCGGTTGGTGGGGGTGCCAGGCTGGGCCTCATCGTCCTTGTCCCCAAAGCGGTGGAGGCGGACCATATCAAAGGCATTGACCAGGCGGTTGCTGCACGGGTCGGTGGCGTGGTGGGAATAGAGGAATTTGCCGTTGTCATAGATGACAGCGCCGCCGGTGGTGGAGCCGCCCAGGTAGGTGTAACGGCCCGGCATGTTGTCCACCGGCTCATAGATGCCGGGGATGAGCTCATCCATGGCCCGGTAGATGTCATAGGTGCGGCAGAAAGCGCCCACCACGCCGGTCTTGCCCTCCGGGTCACCTTGCTTGACGGCCAGCTTGGGCAGGCTTAGAGCGCCCGGCACCTGGGGCCAGGCGGTGCAGTCGGTCCAGTCATCGTATTTGGCCAGCAGGCCGTTGGCAGAGAGCAGGGGCTTGTCTTTCCACACATAGATGTATTGGCTGTCAGCGCAGCAGGACGGCCAATACATGAGGCGGGACACCTCAAAGGTGGTGGGGTCCATGAGCTCCAGGCCTATGTACTCCGCCATTTTGCGGGCACAGGGCTCATACTCATCCGCCGTCATGGTCCTGTCCGTGGGGAGCAGGACACGCAGGCGGGGAGCCGCTGGGCTGTGCTTACGGGTGCTGTAAATGCAATAGCCGCAGCCCAGGGCCTCCACCCGGCGCAGGACATCCTCCGTGCCCCCGGAGGGGATGTTGTCCAGGTCCAGGGTGATGACATCACGCCCGGTCACATTGTTGGCTTTGCGCCGGGGCCCGGACAGTGTGCCGGCCATAAAGCCGCCCACATCCTTGAGGTCATCCTGCTGGGCCTTTTTCATATTCAGATATGCCGCCAGGGTTTCCGTGCCTCTGGCCGGGGCCTGGAGCCGGGCCCACAGCTCTGAGATGAGCATGGTCTGGGCCTGCCAGGTCATAGCCCGCCGGTTGCTCCCGGCGGAGATCGTTATTTTGCGGTCATATTGCATGGGGCGGCACCTCTTACTCTGGTTTTTCTCGTTCCGGGGTCAATCGGTCCAGCCAGCGCTGGAGCTTTTCCGCCTCCACGGCGGTGGTGTTATCTCCGCCCATGGCGACATCCAGGACCTTGAGGCACAGGCGGACATCTCCCAGCTCCTCATGCAGATGCTCCGCCGCTTGGGCGTGTGTCATCGGCGTGGGATTTTCTCCCCGGAGCTTTCTGGCCATTTTGAGCGCCGCCTGGGTCAGTTCGGCCAGCTCCTCGGCGCATTGCTCCAGCACAGCGGGCAGGCCGATGGCCTCAATGACCTGGCACAGCCCCGCATTGTCAGCCGTTTTCATCTAAAACACCTCCCGGTCTTTTTGTCCTTGATTTCAATGCGGGCCAGCAGCTCAAAGCCGCTTTCCGCTATGATAAACTTGAGCACCTTGATGAGAAAATTGACCTTTCCCTCCAGGGCGGCGTCCTCCTGCATGATGGGCCGCAGGGCGTTGTAGGCGGTGGGGTCAGGGTAGCCCTCACCGTTTTCCCAGGGTTTAGGGGTCATCTCTCAGCACCTCCTCTTGCCATTTTTCCACATCAATGCCTTTTTCCTTGAGCTTATAGCGCTCAGGGTAGAGGTCATCCATCTCATAAAATTCCCGCATACGGCGGTGTTCCTTGGCCATTGCCAGGTAGAAGTCATGGAGCCGCTTTTCCCTCCAGCCATAGCACTGAAACAAAGTCCAGAGGACCACGGTGTCCAGGTCCAGGGAAAAGCGCTTGTCCGCCTCCAGGCATTGTTGGTTTATCTCGTGCATCATGGCGCTCTCCATGGCCGGGGTCATAATGCCCCGGCCCAGATCGGAGAGCTTGATGTTGATGCTGGGGTCCTTGGGCACCTGGACACCCTGCTTTTGCAGCTTGCGCCGTTCCCGCCTATTCATGGCAGGCCTCACGGCGGCACTGGAGGTAGTTCTCAGTGGGCTCCCAATCCTCCATAACAAAGACAGTTTCCTCCGGCCCCAGGCCGTGGAGGTCACACACAAAGTCACCCTCTCCCAAATACATGCAATGGTCACACATGTTGGGGTCACAGGTCTTGGGCATCGGGCGGCGGCGTTTCTTGTTCTTAGACATTGCTGTCCTCCTTGGTGGCAATCTCACCTGCACAGGCCGCATAACCGGCCAGGTCCACAAAGCTGTCTGGGCTGGAGCCGGTGGCAATCCTGGCCACCTTGAGCAGCCCCATCATGGCGGCCACGTCCTTGGCGGTGATGTGGTTGACAGCCATGACCTTGGCCAGCTCCGGGTGGGCCGCTCGGAGGTAGACACCCCACAGCAGGCCGATGGTTTCAAAGTTATTTTCCGGGGTGCCGTAGTCCTGCTCACGCTCTCCGCAGACACAGACACGGGCGGCCTCCAGTATCTCATCTCTTTTCATTGGGCACCTCCAGATCATCAAATACCACGGGGACAAGCTCCTGCATACGGCGCAGCAGCGGGATGGTCAGCTCCCGCATTTGAGGATGGGCCGCAGGGGCCGTGCGGAGCTTGAAGAAATGCCGCCATTCCCGGAGGTTGGCGGTCATCACCACCTCCGTCTTGAGGCTGTTGGGCAGCACGGACCGGGCCTCCTGGGGCGTGCATCCAAAGGTGAGCATGTTGAAATAGGACTGTTCTGCCTGAGTGCAGGCCCACACCCAATGCCTCATTGCGGTGCTGCCATCCGCCAGGAACAGGGGGCGGATGACGGTGATTTCTCCGCCAAATCCGTCTTTGGAGTAGTTGCAGTAGCGGGTGCTCTCCTGGCAGTAGGAGGCCAGGCGGTGCCGGACCAGCTCATGGGACACGCCCCGGTCACAGATAAACTTGACGGTGACGCTGAAATGCTCCAGCACGGCCACATGGTCCCGTTTGATGATGTTGGCCACAAAGGCGGCGGCGCTGGTGCCGGTGATTTTATCCTCGGACTTGTAGCACACCCGCCCGCACAGCTCAATGTGCTTGAGAACGGTCTGGCCGTCCAGCGGGGTGAGAATCTCAAAGCTGGGAGAGATGATTTTCATGCGGTTCCTCCTTAGTGTTCAATTCCGATGTAGTCAAGGACCTCTGCCATTCCCAGGCCGCCTTGCTCTTTAGGCCTCATACAAAAATCATATTGCTTGGGATGGGTTTCCCGCATTTTTTGAAAGCGGTTTGGGCATTTCTCCAGGTGAGCTCCAAAGGCGCAAAACATGCAGCCGGTACGGCTCACTCCAGTGGTGTAAAAGTGAAAACGCTTTTCAAAGTCCCAGCTATCAGGCGGCTGGTGCTCCAGCAGGTCCCTTGCTAGATCAGGTGAGCAGTCCTTGCCGTCAAAGGTGCAGCGGATTTCTCCGTAAATGGGGGCGTATGGGACCCGGTAAAGAAATAGGTACATGAGCACATCATTTTCAGTCCAAAAAGACATTGGCCGTGATTGCGGGTATTTGGCATCAAAGGCATTACATCCATTCTGGAGCCATGCTTTTTCCCGGCTCTGGCTTTCCACGCACATGGTCCCCACTATGGGCATCCGCCGGGTTTCTTTCTGGTAGCGGCGCATGGGCTCTTTTTTCATAACATCACAGCATTGCTCTGATATTTTGAATGGGGCATCTTTTAGAAAATGCCACTTGTCTGCCAATTTCATGGTTGGACAATACACTCCCTTGCGGTTGTAGCCCGTCAGTCGGAGGTTTACGGTGGCATTGTTTTGGCCGTGGGCGTTTTGAAGGTCCCGGATGTAGCGGGCCTGGTTTTTCCCAATGACGGGATAACCATAGGTTTCAATGACTTTTTTGAAAGTCATACGGGGCCGGAGGACTACATCTGCATTTTCAATAGCAAATTGCCGCACTTCTGGGTACTCCAGGCCTGTATCAACGAAAACTGCCGGGCAGTCATACACGGCAATACAGTGATTTTTCAAAATATGGAGGAGTACGGTGCTGTCTTTTCCGCCGCTGAATGACATGTAAACGCCCGGCGGCCCGTTGTCGGCCCACTCCAGGCTATAATGGGCATAGTGGGCATACCAGCTTTCAATGCGGTCTGCTGTCATGCGGATTTTGTAGCGCAAAGGCATGATCTGCATTTGGTGCAGCTCGGTTTTATCTCTTTTGAATTGCATTTTGCCTCCCACGCCCCGCCTCCGCTATTTGGCGGGGGGTTAAAACAGGTCAAGTGTACTTATAGATACGGTGGATTTTTCCGCCGGAAAAAACGGCGGTCAATCGGGCCGGAAACCATGCCGGGCAAGGTAGCGCTCCGCCTGCTGCTCCTGGGTGAAATGGCGGCTTTTGCGGCGCTCCCGGTCCCGTCCGTAGACAACGGTGGAGCCGATGCCCTGCACCAGCCAGTAGTCCTTGTTGTTCTTGCGGACCAGGTTGTAATAGATGGCCTCGCCTTTATCGTTTACCATGTGCATGGTCCGTGCCTCCTTGCCGGTAAATAAAATAGCTTTTCGGTGACGGTGAATTGATTGCCCTTGTTGCGGTCCAGGGTGCGGGTAAACGGCTTTTCCCAGATGCACTCAATCCCAGGCGGGGCCTCCTGTTCACTCACAAATACGGTGTGGCCGGTGTCGGCCAGGAGCCGCATGGCCCGCCAAAACTCAGAGCTGTCAAAGCGTTCCCCGCTGTACCCCGTGGTGTTGTTGTAGGGCGGGTCCGCATAAATCACGGCCCCAGGCGGGATGCACACCCGGCGGTAGTCCTCACATACAAAGTGGGCGTCTTGCAGGGTGGCCATGTCCTTGAGCAGTGAGCGTTTGCTTTGCAGGGCGTAGTTGGTGCCGGAGGCGTTTCTGGCGTAGCCTCCAAACCATTTACCACCAAAGCTGCACCCAAAGCCCACAAAACCGGCCAGAGCGGGGTCCTCATCCTTGTGGTCCCGTATGTAGCGGTATTCCTCCGGGGTGATGCTTTCCGGCAGGTTATAGCCGTTTTGGACGCCCTGGAGCATGGCGATGAGGTATTTATGGCGGTCATTGAGTATCTTGCGGGAAAAGCCCTGCACCTTGTTTCCACGGCACAACTGCCGCAAAAGAGGCTAACAAAGCAGTCAGCCCCCCCCCGCCGTAGTCGTGATTATTTGGGCCAGGGGCTTGGCAATTCTGGACTTTCCTCCTTGGTATCTCATTGATAAACTCCGCAATCTGCCGGGCAATCCGGCTTTTTCCGCCCGTATACTGCACCGGCAATCAATCCTTTCCTCAGTCTTTGGTGAAGTAGTAGCCCACCCACCCGGCGGCTTTGAGGGGCAGGTCCGGGGCCCAGGGCACCGGCTCCCCCATGATGGAGCAGACGGTGGAGAGCATGGCGTCCTCCGTGTCCCAGGGGGCCACATCAATGACCACCTCATCATGCACATGGAACACCACGGGAAGCCCGGCGGCCTCCAGCCGGTCAATGGACAGGGCCAGGCAGTCACGGGCGATGGCCTGCACGCAGTTCTCCACCAGCTTGCCGCCGTAGGTTTCGATGCGTTTCCAGCGCTTTGTTTTCTGGTCCATGCCCATGTAGGAGATGGAGGGCCGCCCCCATTCGTTCTGGCCAATGCCGGGGCTGATATAGTAGAGCTTGCGCCCGGAGGGGAGGCGGATGGTGAGGCAGTCAGTGCCGTTGTCATAGTCGTACTCACGGGCCAGCAGCAGGCCGTTGACGCCGGTACTGCCACCCTCGGTGATGACCTGGACGGCGGCATTGTCCATGGAATACCACAGGTCACGGATGCGCTTGTTGGCCTCCCGCCAGCGGCTCACGATGTCCGGGAGCTCCTCCTCGGTGAGGCCCATGTCCAGGGCTCCCATGGTGATGAGGGCCCCGGTGCTGCCCTGGTAGCCCAGGGCCAGCTCTGCCACCTTGCCCTTTTGGCGGAGGGCGTACTCCGGGCGGCCTTTCTTGATGAGCTCCAGGGGAACGCCGAACATTTGAGAGGCGGATGCCTCATAGATTTTGCCATGGGTGCGGAACACCTCCAGCCGCCATTGCTCCTTGGCCAGCCATGAGATGACACGGGCCTCAATGGCGGAAAAGTCGGCGTCAATCAACACATGCCCCTCCGGGGCCACAAAGGCCGTGCGGATGAGCTGGCTGAGGGTGTCTGGCACGCTCCCATAGATGAGCCGGAGGGCATCCAGCTTGCGGCCCTTGACCAGCTCACGGGCCAGGTCCAGCGGCTCCGTGTAGGTCCGGGGCAGGTTTTGCACCTGCACCAGCCTCCCGGCCCACCGCCCGGTCCTGTTCGCCCCGTAGAATTGGAGCAGGCCCCGGACCCGTCCGTCCTCGCAGACGGCGGCCTCAATGGCGTCATACTTCTTGGTGGATGTCTTGCCCAGCTCTTGCCGGATTTCCAGCATCCGGCTCACCTGGGGGCTGTTATCGTCCCGGCCCAGCAGGCGGGCCACCGTGTCCTTTCTCAGATCGGCCAGCTCCTCACCAATCTCCTCCTGGAGCCAGGTGGTGAGCTGGGCCACGCTGTTGGGGTTGGACAGGCCGGAGAGCTGCATGGCCTCCGCCATGAGGGTCTGGCGCACGGTGTCCCCCAGAGAGAGGGCCCCGGTGACCAGCTCCAGGTCCACGGCCACACCCCTGGCGTTGATGATGAGGTCGGTTTCCCATTGCTTTTGCACCCAATCCGGGACGGGGAAAGCGGACAGCCGCTTTTCAATCTCCATCTCGGTGACCACATCCTGCTTGCAATAGGTCTTGAAAAGCTCCCATTTGGCGGGGTCATGCTGAGGCAGGTTGCGGCTCCGCTGGCCGTTGGCCTTGGAGGGCTTGCAGGGGACGCAGAAATAACGGATGAGGGCCTTGCCGGTGTTGAGTTTTTGCTTGTCCTGGGGGAGCCCCAGTGCCTTGCCGGTGGCGTCCAGGCCTGCCGTGTAGCCACAATAGAGGCCATGGAACATGGTGCAGCGCCATTGGTCCGGCGGCAGGGTGCCCATGTACTTGGACAGACAGCCCCATTCAAAGGGGGCGTTGTAGGCGTGCTTGATGTACTCCGGGCTGGTGATGGCCTGGACCAGCCACGGGGGGAGCCGTTCCCCCCGTGCCAGGTCGATGATTTGAACAGGCGCACCATCCACGCTGAACGCAAAGAGCAGGATTTCAAAGTCCGGGCTCTGGATGTACTTCTGGGCACCGGCCTTTGCCAGCGGCACGCTGGAGTAGGTTTCAAGGTCAATGCTGAGATGGTGCATGTGTGGGCCTCCTTATGCGCTGAAAGCGGCGTCCTTGGTGTAGAGCTCCATGATGTTCTCCGTGTTCACGCCACGGGCCTCCAGCTCATCCATCATGGCCTTAAAGAGCGGGGTGCCGGTCACATACTGGACCAGCTCCTCAGAGGAGAGGCTGGTGGCGTTGTGGAGGGATTTCTTGCGGATGTCCTCCCCGTTGCCGGTAGGGGTCCAGGCCTCCTGCTCCTCAAAGGTGGCGTCCTCAATGTCATTGACCAGCATGGCCTGGACACGGGCGGGTTTCTGCACCAGCATCTTGACCGTGTTGAGCAGGTGGGCGGTTTCCATGTCCTTGACCTCAATGGCCAGGCCAAAGGCTCCAATCCAGAGCTTTCCATCAAAGCGGGTTTTCATTGGTAAATCCTCCTTTTATCGTTATCACATGGGCTGGCCAGTGATGGGGTTGATGCCGTTGTTGCCGTTCCAGGGCGGGGTGTTGGCGGGGGTGGGGGCGGCACCATAACCGGGGGCCGCCGGGGCACCGTAGGCCCCAGGAGTGGCCCCATAGGCCGGAGTGGCAGGGGCGGCAGGAGCGCCGCCAATCCCGGCAAAGTCGGAGGCGGCGGAGGCCTGGCCGCTCAAGGGCTCCCCGTCACGGGTCTTGAGGACATTGCCCAGGCCGCAGCCGATGCCCTTATTGCCGCTGTTGGAGTAGCCGAAAAAGCGGATGGTGACCCGGCCATACATCCCGCTGTAAATGTCAGAGGGGGCCAGCTCACAGTTGATGTTGTCGATGCCCACCACCTGGGGCTTGTTCTTGGTGGAGGCGGTCATCACCCAATGGCCCTTGCACTCATCGCCAAAGGGGACGCCGGACTTTCTCACGCCGTCACCGTCCCAGATGGGGACGGCCAGCATGGGAGGCCGGGCACCGTTCCACACCTTGGTCAAGGCCTCCTGGGCGGCGGCCTGGATGGCGGCGTCAATGTCCGCCTTGGTGCTCACATCCGTCTTGGGGATGAGGATGGTGACGGAAAACTTGGGCTCACCGCCCTGCTTGGCGGCTCTGGGGGTGGTCAGATTGCAGTAGGACAGGCGGACCTCGCCGGTCAGCACTTTCATGGGGTCATTCTGATACATAGTCTTTGTTCTCCTTTTTGATAGATTGCCTTGTGTGTTGCGTATCAAAGGGCGGTGTCCGCCCATAGCGCCTTGATTTTCACCCAGCGCTCATGCCGGGCTTTGGCGGCCTTGACCTTGCGGGTCAGCCGGTTGTTGTTTTTGAGGGTTTCCACCACGGCGGGGTGGCGGCTCTTTGGGTTGCTCACCTTGCGCCAGCCGTCTGTAAACTCTCTGGAGGCCAGTTTCCAGGCGTCCTCACTTTCCTGGATGGCTTGCTCCAGGTGGGCGGTCAGCCGGTCAATGGCCTGCCGGTTGTCGAAGTCCCAGCGGTGCATCAGCTTGAACAGCTTGCGGGTGTTGGGGATGGTCATGTCACAGAGCCGGTCCAGGTAGATGTCCGCCCGGAAAGTGTCCGCCTGGATGTGGACCAGGGTGTCCGGGTCGGTGAACATGGGGCAGCTCTCACAGCGGTCCCGATCTGGCAGGGCGGAAATGTAGCTCCTGGGCTCCGCCACCTTGTACTGCACGGACCGGGTGCAGCACGGGGACACGGGGAAAACCGGGTCGTGGTCTTTGCAGTCCAGCGGGACAAATGGGCGGAGGCCGGGCCGGGCGTGGGCACAGGCGTTGTATTTAAGCATCTGCACCCACTCCGGCGAAGTCCGCAGCGGCGGGGCTGTATGCCTCCCGCTTGTCGGAGGCAGGGGCAAGGGTGGGCTTGCCCAGGGGCTTGGTCACATAGCCGCCAATCTTCTCCGCAAATTCAGCCTTGCCCATGAGTTTCTCCAGCTCGGAGAGGGTCTTGGGTTTGCGGTCATACACCAGGGCCTCATCATAACCGGCGGCAATGACGGCCTGGATGGCGGCGTCCTGGTCGGTAAAGGTGCGGATGCTCCGGCCCGCCACCAGTTTCCAGCCGGGGATTTCCTTGCCTGCCAGCAGGGCCTCCGTGGCGTAGGCCTCCAGGTCCTTGTACCATTGGACCAGGTGGGCCCCACGCTCCAGCAGGTCACCAATCTCAGCATCCGTGAGGAGCGGGGGCGGTGCGCCGTTCACCACGCCGCCAGCGGAAACAAAGGCCTCCGCCTTTTCGTTCCAGGCTCCGGCAGGCACGCAGTCCTTGAAGTCCTCCAGGGCGGTGTTGATGTTGGCACGGGCCCGGCATTGGGCCTTGCCACGGCAAAAGCGGCAATGGTCGCCGGGGACAAACTCTCCCAGGCCGGAAAAGGCTTTCTGGGCAATGGGCTTGATGCTCTCGCCCCAGGCCCGCAGCTCCTCAACGGTGATTTCATCCGTGGTGTAGCTGTCAAGCCGGGGTTGGTCAATGGTCATGCGGACCCGCTTGATGGTGTCCCCGAACACGGGGGCATAGCGGTGGAGAGCGCCCAGGGCGTAAAGCCGCATTTGGGGATTGCCCACGGCGGACACGGGGACGCCCTTGCCGTGCTTGTAGTCCACGATGCTGAGGAGGTCACCGCCGATGATGCAGCAGTCACAGGTACCAAAGCCCTCCGGCACATAGTCCGAAAAGTCCACCTGGACCTCCACGGCCACGGTGGGGGCGGTGTCGTAGGCCATGACCTGCTCCGTGATGTGTTCCAGGTACAGGTCCGTGGTCTTGTCCATCTCCGGGGTGTAAAGGGGGTCTTTTTTGAGCTTGTTGAGCCGGGTGTTGTAGGTCCGGGTGCTCATGGGGGTGCATTTCTTGGTGACCTTGAGCTCACCAATAGCGTGGGCCAGGCGGCCCTCCTCCGCATACTCGCTGGTGCTCTCTGGCAGGCCCTCCTCAAAGCGGGGGGCCGCTGTGCATACCAGCCAGCGGGAGGCGGAGGACGCCGAAAGCAGAGCGTGTTTGACAGGGGGCATGGTGGCACCTCCTTAAATCTGAGCGCCCAGGGCCCGGAGCTCGGTGGCGAAAGTGCCGTACTGCTCCGGCTGGAGCTGGGTGACGGCCTGCACGCCGTAGCGGCCCAGCAGCTCCAAAAGCTGCTGCATCTTCCCGGCATCCACCAGGGAGGCCCCGGCACGGGAGATTTGGTCCAGGGTGTAGGTGGGGGCTCCCGCCACGGGCACGGTGGGGGCCGGGGTGTTACCAGGGGCGGCAGATGTCTGGCCAGCAGTCGGCGCAGGAGCGGGGTTGGGGGCCGCCACAGGGGCCGCAGGCGCAGGGGTAGGGGTCTGGGTAGGGGTGACCGGCGCAGGGCTCACAGGGGCCGCAGGAGCGGGCGCAGGGGCCGGTGCCGGGGCGGTGGGATAGCTGGCCACCGGCAGGGGCTCATCCGGGGTCAAGATGCTGGGGTCCGGGCCGGAGGCAATGGCCTTCGCCAGCTTGAGGATAGAGGCGGCCAGATCGGGAGCCTCAACGGTGATTTTCATTTCCATCATGGATGTCATCCTCCTTTTTGTTGTCTTTGCAGTCACATTTTTCTCCGGGGTCCAGATTGGCCCCGCAATAGGGGCAGGTCCAGTAGTAGGGCATGGCTCAGTCCTCCAAAACGCTTGTCCAGTAGTCAAAGCGGTCCATGACCTTGCGGGAGTGGTCGGTGGAGTATGTCCCGGCGGCCCACAGGTTTTGAGCGCCAGAGGGGCCGCAGTTGTAGGCCATAACGGCCAGCTCCGGGTCCCCGTAGGCGGTGAGGTAGTCGGACAGGAACAGGACACCGGCCTCAATGTTTCCGGCGGGCGTCATGGGGTCAATCCCTTGCTCCAGGAGCCACCCATGATTGACCTGGTTGATTTGCATGAGGCCATAGTCATTGGTGCTGCTGGCGGCATCCGGGTCAAAGCGGCTTTCCACATCGGCCACGGCCAGCGCCAGGGCGTATGGGACGCCGTACTCCTCACAGCAGGCCTGCATGGTCACCTGGAGGTCATAGTCCAGGAGGTTGCCGTCCGTCACGATGTCATCCCGCCAGAGCACCGCCTCCGGGGTGGGGCTGGGCGTGGGGGCCACGCTGGGCTCTGCTGAGGGCTCCGGGGTGGCGGTGCTCTCCAGGACCGGCTCCGGGAGGGTGGGCACCGCTTTGTCAGCGGCGCTCACCCCCACGCAGTAACCGGCGGCGAAAATGGCGGCGCACACCAGCGCCAGGATGATGACCGGGCCATAGTTGCGGCGGCGCTTGCGCCGGGCATGGCGGCTTGGGGCTCTCTGGCCAATCTCATGGGTGGTCACGGAGCTCACCCCTTAGTTGCCGATGCGGCGGAAAAGCTCCTCCGCCAGCTCTCGGACGGTGTACTGCTCCAGGGGGTTGGTGTCCTCAGCCTCCACGGTGAGGGAGGAGGAAATGAGGAAAGCGGGGCGGGACCCGTAGGAGTAGCTGCAGAGGTAGTGGTAGACATTGCCGCTGGAGTACAGCCCCATGACCCATGTGTCATCCTCATTGACCTTGGGGGTGCTCCAGGGCGTCACGGACCACTCAAAGCGCTCCGGCAGGGGCAGGATGTCATGGTACTTGCGGAGCTCGTCCAGGGTCAGCGGGGCCACCTTGCAGTCACAGGTGCCATACTCCGTGGAGCCGTTGAGGGCGGTGAGGTCCACGGTGCGGGTGATGACCTCATCGGGGTTGCCGCCCGTGAGGCTCCGCAGGTAGGGGCCATTGAGGTGGGCCCGCAGGGAGCTGGCGGCAAAGTTGTTGGTGCTGCCAAAGGCGTTGGTCATCTGCTCCAGGTGGAGCAGCAGGGTGCCGTCCTTGCGGTGCTCCAGCACCAGGCAGGGCTCCCCGTGGTAATCAATGACCTTGCCGGGGGCGATGTTCTGAACAGCGGTTTTCATTGGTGATGTCCTCCTCAGTCTTTCTTTTCACGGCGGATGAGCTGGTTGTTTTCGTAGATGGGGCCGGAGCCGGTCCAGATGTACTCACATTCCGGGCCAATGAGGGTGCCGGTCAGCTTGTGGGTGGCGGCGTCCACATCCTCAGCCCAAACCTCAAGTTTGAGCTTTTCGCCGGTGGACTTGTGCCGCACGCCGATGCTATACTTGTACTCGTACATGCTGGCCCTCCTCACTGGTCGGTTTCGTCCTCATCATCGTCCCCGGAGATGTCAATGAGGTTTTCCGCCTGGACGATGATTTCAGACACAATTTGACGGATGGGCAGGCCGGTCTTGAAACGGAGCCGCCGGACTACTTTCTCCGCCTCCGGGGTGAGCCGGACGGTGCCGATGCACTCATCGGTGCTGGTCCGGGTCCTCAAAATAATGGGTTTCATGGTGTGCCTCCTTTGAATGTTGTGAAAAGCGGTGGTGCGGGTATGTACCTCAGCGGCTCTGCTTTCCCCTCCGCTCAAGTTCCTGCTGCATCCTGAGCTGGGCAAGGGAAGCATCATACTGCAATCGCTGGTCCGGGAGGCGGACCCCAGAACGGCCCCGGCGCAGTTCCGTGTAGAGCGTGGACAGCGGCACATCAAGGGCCGCCGCCATGTCTTTGACCGTTTTGCCTTGCTCCCAAAGCTCCTGGAGCGCCTGTCGGGCCTGGAGCGTTGCGAAAGCGTAGCTCGCCATGTTCTCACCTCTTTTCTGCTTGCGGGCATAAAAAAACTTAGCTTGCCGGGTGCCAGATTTTGCAATCTGGACCCTGCAAACTAAGTGTAGTGGGTGCCTATTTGAAGAAATTCAAAAGTAACCCTTGACAAACGGACAGCTTTTGTGTATGATATTAGGG